TTCTGTTTTAATATCTTCTTTATTTTGGAGATAAGATTTTAATGGTTCAATATTCATATTTTATACATTATAATAAAATAATTTACGCTTTTTTCAGAAATTTTTTTCTAAGTATAAAGTATAAAAAACATGGGAGGAGGATTAATGCAACTTGTCGCTTACGGAGCTCAGGATATCTACCTTACGGGTAACCCTCAAATCACTTTCTTCAAGGTTGTCTACCGCAGACACACTAACTTCTCGATGGAATCTATTGAACAGACCATCAATGGCGCCGTAGGTGGCGGAAGCCGTGTAACATCTACTATCTCTCGCAATGGTGACCTTGTCTACAGACTTTTCTACGAACTAACGGGACACGTCGGGACAGGCTCCGACCTGCACGCTAATGTAGGCGCTACGGCATTTGACAATGTTGAAATTGAAATTGGTGGTCAGAGAATTGACCGCCAGAGTGGACACTGGATGCATGTTTGGTCGTCTTTAACACAGGAAAACTCAGCTAGAGTTATCGCCAAGTCTGATGGTACAGATGGAACTCTTTTCCAGGAATTGACTGGTATGGGTGGCTGCAAGAAACAGACCACCTTTGTCGACGTATCTGGATTAAGAATCCCTCTACAGTTCTGGTTCTGCAGAAACCCAGGTCTCGCATTACCTCTAATTGCGCTTCAGTATCACGAAGTTAAGGTTGTAACAACTTTCAGTGCGTCATTTGGCACGACACACACTACCGCTTCAGATGCAATTACTCCGGGTGCTTCTCTATGGGCTGACTACATCTACCTTGACACTGATGAACGCAGAAGATTCGCACAGGTTTCACACGAATACCTTATTGAACAGGTTCAATACCAAGCTGCTGCCGGTGAAACAACCAGCACTGAACTAAACTTCAATCATCCAGTAAAGGAGCTCATCTGGACTAAGCCTTGGAATAAGGGTGTTATGGAAGAAGCCAGTGATGGCGCCAGCTCCGCCACCGGCCTTGAAGGAAATTACCACCTCAAACTTAATGGTCACGACCGTTTTGCCCCACGCGGAACCACCTACTTTACTAAGCAGCAAGTATGGATGCACCACACTGGTTGCGGTTCACTAGCTGGTGATGGAACCGAATCAACCCCTGGACAGGGTGCTAATACCATCGCTGTTTATTCTTTCGCACTCAAGCCTGAAGAACATCAGCCATCGGGAACTTGCAACTTCTCTCGCATCGATAACGCACAGTTATATTCTTCAGCAAAAGAAAACCGTGATGTATTCGCTGTCAACTACAATGTCCTCCGCATCATGTCTGGTATGGGAGGTCTCGCATACTCTAACTAAATTTCTTAAGTTAGTTAATTTTATTTTTTAAAGTATTTTCGTATAATCATTTAAAAAAAATAAATGAAATTTTTTTCTATGTATAAAGTATAAAATATGGGAGGAGGATTAATGCAACTTGTCGCTTATGGCGCCCAGGATATCTACCTTACAGGTAACCCTCAAATCACTTTCTTCAAGGTTGTCTACCGCAGACACACCAACTTCTCAATGGAATCCATTGAACAGACAATTAACGGTAATGTCGCTGCCGGAAGCCGTGTAACTTCCACCATCTCTCGCAATGGTGACCTTGTCTACAGACTTTTCTTTGAACTCACTGGAACTCTATCTACAGCGGGATCGGCGGCAGATGAAGATCTTGCTAATCCAGGTGCTGCTGCATTTGATAATGTTGAAATTGAAATTGGTGGTCAGAGAATTGATCGTCAGAGTGGTCAATGGATGCATGTATGGTCTTCTTTAACTCAAGGCAATTCTGCTAGAGTTACCGCCGACACTGATGGTACAGATGGAACTCTTTTCCAAGAATTAGCTGGTATGGCGGGCTGCAAGGGTGTCGTATCGACGAACACCGGAACAGCGGAGTCGCCATCCATCAGCGCAGGAACAATTGCTATTCCAAGTGGGGGCTTTAGAGTCCCTCTCCAATTCTGGTTCTGTAGAAACCCTGGTCTTGCTCTACCTCTCATCGCATTACAGTATCATGAAGTTAAGGTTGTCACGACCTTCTCCACTGTATTTAAAACTAACCCAACTGCTACTCTATGGGCTGACTACATCTACCTTGACACCGATGAACGTAGAAGATTCGCACAGGTTTCTCACGAATACCTAATTGAACAGGTTCAATATCAGGCAGGAGCATCAGCAACTGTAAGCACCGAGTTAAACTTCAATCATCCTGTCAAGGAACTCGTATGGACGAAGGGGTGGAACAATGGTCAACAAGCAGACTTAGCTGGTAAGTATCAGCTTAAATTAAATGGTCATGATCGCATGGCTATGCGTGGAACAGAATACTTCACTAAGCAGCAAGTATGGATGCATCACACAGGTCCAGGAGGTATAGATTCTGATAGCAGCATTAACCTCGCAACTGTCGCCAACGCCGTAGGTAATGGAACCAATGCCATTGCTGTATACTCTTTTGCTCTCAAGCCAGAAGAACATCAGCCATCGGGAACATGCAACTTCTCTCGCATTGATAATGCTCAACTATACTCTGATGCTTCAGAGTCCCGTGATGTATTCGCTGTCAATTACAATGTCCTCCGTATCATGTCTGGTATGGGTGGTCTCGCATACTCTAATTAAATTATAAATAGAGTGAATAAAATTAAATTATAAAAATTAATATATTTATCTTAACATATCTCTTGATATAAAATTCTTAATTCTAAGAATTTTTGATGCACCAGCATTATCTATAATTTTCTTTTCTGATGGTTTTAAAAGACTATAAATATAATTATAATCTTCATCTTTTAATTCAGTTTTACCCTTTTTAATAGCATATAAATATGACCAGTCTTTTTTAACATCGCTTGTATCCAATTTCTTCTCTTCAGCTTCTTTTGCAGCCTGTTCTTCAGCTTCTTTCGCAGCCTTCTCTTCAGCTTCTTTTGCAGCCTTCTCTTCAGCTTCTTTTGCAGCCTTCTCTTCAGCTTCTTTAGCAGCCTTCTCTTCAGCTTCCTTCTTTGCCTTCTCTTCAGCTTCTTTTGCAGCCTTCTCTTCAGCTTCTTTCGCAGCTTTTTCTTCAGCTTCCTTCTTTGCCTTCTCTTCAGCTTCTTTTGCAGCCTTCTCTTCAGCTTCTTTCGCAGCCTTCTCTTCAGCTTCACGCTGAGCAGATCCATCATCTACATTTTCTTCAACAGTTTCTTCAACATTGCTTTGTTCTTGTAGAATTTGAGTTAAATCGAGGGTTTTTTCTTCTGTAGTCATTTATATTTATACAAATATATTTTTTATTTTATTTAAAACTTTCTTTTATAAAATATATAAATGAGTAAAGGGTTTACAAACCTAGGTAACACATGTTACATGAATTCAGCACTTCAATGTTTAACACATTTACCACAATTGAGCCTTGACTGCGAAGATTTTATTAAAGATATCAAAAAAAGAAGCAATAATTCAGATATCCGTGTTATGAAACAACTACTAAATCTTCAACATGCAATATGGGAAGAAGAAAACAATCCTGTATCAACAAGAGGTGTTTTAGAAAGCTTTATAGTAGCTTGTAGAGAAAAAAATGTTTATTTTGAATCTTTTCAACAAAATGATGCGAATGATTTTTTAAATACATATATGGATTTTTTACACGAATCCATAAAAAGAAAGGTTAATATAAGTATTACTGGAACCCCTAAAAATAATTATGATAAATTGAAATTAAAAAGTATCGGTAATTGGAAGAATTTTTTTGAAAATAGCTATTCTTATATTATCGTTAAATTTTATTCACAATTATTATCAATTACATCATGTCCTGAGTGCGACTATTATACATCAAATCACGATCCTATTATGACAATTACATTAACTTTAAAAGAAAATTACAATACATTATACGACTGTCTTAATGAATTTACAGATAAAGAAACTCTAGATACAGATAATAAATGGACATGCGATAAATGTAAGTGTCAAGTTCAACCTAAAAAAGAAGTAAAATTTTGGAATTTATCCGATGTTTTAATTTTTTCTATCAAAACATTTCGATTAAACAAGAAAATAGAAAAACACATTGATTTCCCCGAAGAATTAGATATGAGTGAATATTGTATTAATAATAAAGGTAACTTAAAATATAAACTTTCTGGTATTTGTATTCATGGTGGGAGCTTACATGGAGGGCATTACTATGCCATGTGTAAAGACTATAAAGAAAATATGTGGAGAGTTCATAATGATACGCATGTTAATGATACCACTATAGATAAAGTTTTAACACAATCCCCTTACTGTTTATTTTATGTAAAGTCAAATTAAATCTGAACCCATCTCTTGCCTTTTGAGAATTTTTTGTTTTCCCATAACTTACCATTTTTACCCTTCATTGTAACATTGAGTGGAGTACAACGCGCACAATAACCTAAACCCTTGGGACTTGGCTCTTTTCCAGTGTAGTATGCTTTAACTCCCTTTTTACATGTCATACATTCATGCTTACCCGCCTTCCCTTTTACTTTCCTATTAGTTAAGTTTCTAACTCTAACTACATTTGGTCTCTTTCCCATTGTTCTGCGTGATGTTCTGCGTGATGTTCTGCGTGATGTTCTGCGTGATGTTCTGCGTGATGTTCTGCGTGCTGTTCTACGCGCTGTTCTACGCACTGTTCTACGCACTGTTCTACGCACTGTTTTCTTAGCTTTTCTACGCTGAGCAATCGTTTTTCTTAGAGATCTTCTTTTTGTTTTCTTTCTTGATTTTTTTTCATCCTCATCTAAGAATTCAGAGAATGATTTCGCTCCAGCTAATTGAAAAAAAGACGAAAATAAACTAGACATTATAATATATATTACATTAAAATTTCATCTTGTTGTATTATTTCTTCTTCATCATTAATTTCTTCTTCATAAAAAGATGTTATATAGTTTAAGAATATTAAAATATCATCTGTTTTTATGTTTTGTTTTTCAAGCAATACTGTTCCAAATGTTTCTTGTATGTTAAAGTATAAATCAACAACATCACTTGTAAATGTCATATCAATTAAATTACAACTTTCCATTTCAAATAATCTCTTATTGTATATAAAGATATAAAGATACTTTAATATTTCTTTTTTTGGAAAATGTATATATAGTTTGTCATTTTTTGATAATAACCAAGGATAGAAAATAGAGAATATATCTTGTATATATTCTTTATTTGTGAAATAACTATACTCTGATACTTTTGAATCTAACCATAATTTTATACCTCTCATTTAAAAAAATGAATATAAAAAAAATATCTTTCTAACCAGACTTTAAAATATCAATGATTCTTTTTTTTAAGAGTTCAAAGGGGATTGACGTATCTATATATATTGTATTATCGGGTAACTTTATACTATCTGTTTCTGAAACATGTCCCATATTCTTAATATGATCACTATAGTTATCAGGATACAACTTTTTTATCCTTCCAATTCTAACATCTTTTGGTGTTGTTAAGGATATAAATTTCCAATCTGAAAGATAATTTGCTTCATTTTGAAAACGAAGGTCGTCTATAATACATTTTTCCCTTTGTTCTTCTTTAATTTGATAGATAACATATTTCGCCCATACATCAGGATCTATTTCACGCATTTTACTAGCTACACCAATTAAAAGGCTTCGGTCTTTACCTTCCATTTTAAATAAATCTCTTGCAATATCTTTTACTTTACCCCCAAATGAATATGTTTTGTATTCTCTGTCATATTCTTTAATTATTTCTGAAATAGTTGTTTTTCCTGAACACATAGGCCCATGGATAGCAATCTTCATCTTTTTATTATTAATTAGTTTTATTATTTAAATATTTATTCACCTGTATCTACTTCTCCGTCAACTTCAATCTCTATAAATTCTTCTTCATCTTCTTCAGGAGTTGAAGCGACACCTTTTGGATCCCCAAACCAATTTTCACCATCAGTTGCTACATTTATCATATGTATACCAAGAATACTTCCTGCTATTACTATTCCCCATTTGAGAATAGCAATACCTATATTCATACCAGAAGAACCTTGTAATGATGAGCATCCAAAACCAGCAATGAAAAAGCTGGAAATTAAGAATATAAACATCGTTGTAATTTGTCCAAAGTAAATCGCTCTTAACATTTTATCTTTTACATTTTGTCTTTTATTTCTTAAATATTGATAAGAATTACTTATAACATTGATTAGAATTATTATAATGCCCGTGTAAAGTGCGAGTGTTCCAAAGCTTGTAGAGCTTATTTTATTTACAGTCCCTTGAAAGATACCACTTTCTCCACCACCTTGAATACCACCGACATTAAACTTTCTTCTTATGTATGCCCCGGCAAATATAAATGTCGATAGGCAAATGACAATGTAAATCATAAAATCCTTTAATTCTTCGGTTCTTTCTTCTTGTGTAGTTCCTGTATATTCTACTTTCCTAGTCCATTCACGAACACCTACTATAAATATATATACAACTGCTGTAAAAATCCACATTAACCTTTTCGCATTAAAGAATTTTCCTGTTGTATCTATACAGAAAAATGTTTCATTTAGATTTCCATATGATTTATTTAAAACAAGATTTATACCAGATATAACAATTATTAGTATAAAATATTGTATGAATACTCTTGCGTTAGCGATATTATCCCAAAAACTTAGTTCTTCAGTGTCAGACATTATATTTATTATAAATATAAAAAAAAAATATATATCATTTTATAATGAAGTTAACCAATATAAGGTTTGATAATCATTTCATTATTTTTGATAATGGTAAGTTTTACCTTTCAAAAATAGATAAAAACCTCTACGAGAAAAGTCTAAAAGAAAAAAACTTTAAATTAGATAAACACAAAGGGAAAGATGTCACTAAAAGATTAAAGTCATTGATGAAAGAATATGATGTTTATTCCCATGTTCATTTTTATGGTTTTGATGTTCAGAAAGGGGGGGAATGAGGTTCCGGTGGTCCACCACCACTTTCAGGTGGTGGATGAGGCCAAGCTTCTCAACATCAAACCGGTGGTGGATGAGGCCAAGCTTCTCAACATCAAACCGGTGGTGGATGAGGCCAAGCTTCTCAACATCAAACCGGTGGTAGATGAGGCCCAACAGATACAAAAGCACCACTTTCGGGTGGAGGATGAATTTTCAAAAAATAAGTAACAAATACTTAATAATTTAATATTGTTTATCATGTGACGGTTAATCTATTAAAACTTTGGATTAACTTGAGATGGATAAAAGTATTATTAAATTTGAAAGTATATAAAAAGAAGATACTAAAATAGAATAAAATGAGTAGTATTATGTTTGAGCCTATGAATCTCAATATGAAAGCAGATGAAAATGTTAAGGGGTTTTACTCCGAAAGGGTTAATATTAGTGGAGATGCGGGACTTGACCTTTATGTTCCAGAAACCATTACAGTACCTGCGAATAGCATTGGTTTCAAGATAAATCATAATGTTAGATGTGAAGCAAAGATAGGTGATAGATTTGTATCATATTATATGTATCCGCGATCATCAATGGGGGCAAAAACACCTCTTCGTATTGGTAATTCAGTAGGTATTTTCGATTCAGGATATAGAGGACCTGTTATGGGAATCGTAGATAACATCTCTAATGAAGACTTTGTAGTTGAAAAGGGAACTCGGCTTTTCCAAATATGCCCACCTCTACTTAACAATCCAATTAATTTGTCACTTGTTGATGAACTAACTGATTCAGAGAGAGGTCAGGGTGGTCTTGGTAGCACTGGTTAATTTACTGCGATTCTTGAACTTCTTCTTTAGATTCTTCTTCTTTAGATTCTTCTTCTTTAGATTCTTCTTCTTTAGATTCTTCTTCTTTAGATTCTTCTTCTTTAGATTCTTCTTCTTTAGATTCTTCTTCTTTAGATTCTTCTTCATTACATTTTTGTATGATTGCTTTTAATTCTTTTATAGTAGTTCCGACAGGTATTAGTTCATCTGGATGCCAAGTCGCTCTATTATTAGCTATAAGTAATGTGGCGTAGATATTTCTGAGGTATGAACTTGGTAGCTTAACACTAACTTCTTTTTTTTCTGGGATTTGTTCCATTTTTATAGTGAAATATAAAAAAATACAAATTTAAACAAGTTTTTTTCTTAAATATTTATTGTAAAATAAATATTATGGACGATATATATATTATTAATGATACAAGGGATTATACTAAATTTAAAGATTTAACTTTTTCAGGATTTAAAAAAACACAAGTTATTAATGCTGTTTTAAAAAATATAGAAGCTAAAAAAATAGAAGGAGCTTGTCATTGGACAAGTGAATGTCTAGTTTCTGGATATGCAAATAATTTATGGGAAAAACTAATCATATACTCATCAAAAGTTGTTCATATAAATAATCCGCGTTTACCACAATACATGTATAATAAGGATTTAGTATATAGAAATCAGGTCGCCAGGCTTAATCCTAAAGATAAAGATAAGTTTATACTTTTAAGGAATAGTCAAATGATAAGAAATCTTTTTTTCGATGTAGTTTCTACTTTAACAACTTCTTTAAAAACAAAAAGGTATGATAAATATTCAAAAATTGATATCTCTCAAGATTTTAAATATGAAAATATGAAAAAAAGAATATGTGGAGAAATGAATATTCTTCCAGACAGTATTATGAGATTTAATGATCCAGATGAAATAAAAATAATATTAAATGAAATATTTACGATGTGTAAAAATAAACAATTTGGTTATGATAGATGTTGTTTTTGGATCTTATGGTTACTCAAATGGGAATCACAACATAAAAAAAAGAAATTACAATGGAATGTTGAATACAGAGATGTTAAAGAAGTAGATCAAAAGTATCGTTCAAATGTTATATGGATTGTTTGGGATATTATTAATGAAGAATTAAAAACAAGGGATGAAAATTCTAGAAGACAAATTTCCTATCTTTATAAGCTTTTTACAAATGATTATACACCCGGTAAGCGTAATTCTAGATTACCTATATTATTTCATGCTTTTGGATATCTAACACATGAAATAAATTTTTCAATTCCAATAAGGACAAATTTTAAACTTTTCGTCGATGTTCAATGTAATGTCAATAAAATGTTTGGAGCTAAAAAGGTAAATGAGAAAGTTGAACAAATAAAACCTGTTCAAAAAACTCCTAAAAAGAAAGATAAAGATAAAGTAGATGTTGAAATAATAAGAGATAAAATAAGTATATTTAATGAGTTAGATAATATTTAAAGGTCATCATTTATTCATGTTTTTCTTTTACTTGGTCTTGTGCCCAGAATATCAGTGCCCAGAATATCATCATTACCACGTTTTTTCTGTGCGCTGGTTCCTGATGATCTTCCGGATATAGTTGATTGTGATGCTGCTGCTGCTGGTGCGGATGATGTGTTTATAAGTGGGGTTCTTCCTTCTGGAATGTCGGTGTCCATAGCTAAGGAAGCTTGTCTTTCGGCTTCCTTCTTTATATTATCTTGCTGTAGTTTTGTGTTATATATTATTTCACCGATATTCAGCGCGAGGTCTGTAGTGGCGAAAATGGTATTTCGCCGCCATTTTTTTTTCTCCAAGGCATCAGTGTTAATGGTCGTTATTGCTGAATTTAAGATCCCACCAAGCACACCATCTTCAAAAAGTTTGTGATGTCGTCGGCCAGAAGAGTCATAACCCCGGCACGCCTCCAAATTCAAGCCTTCTGACGTCCCGTTATAAGTGTAACGCTCCTTAATAATTTTAGTTACCATTATATCAGCTAAAGTATCGGAGGCACCATCAGCAACGTTTTCCAGAGTTTTTAGGATTGATGGTAGGACACCTCGTGCTGAGTTCCAAGCATCCACAACACCATATTCAAATCCCGCCTCACCGGAGCGGGCTACATTTAAAACATGGCTCACAGCGTCGCCCTCGTCATACATTATGTAAGATCTCACAAAATGTTTTATTGTGAAATAAGCCGCAGCCGTTAAGCTTATAGATCCAAATAACGACCCCGCCAAAGCTCCTTCCACTCCCCCCAGCAAGATATGCAAAGCGAAGAAAAATACCGCATCCAAATAAGTAAAACTCATCGCACACGCGCTAGCAACGATCCCACCCGCTAAGTTTGGGAACGAGAGGATCCCTGTGGCTATAGAAATATCAGAAGCTTTTTTAAGTATTAAATGCCACACACGTACCCTCATACCCTCTACTTCATTTCTCCACGGTTTCCGCGAGATCTCTTCATCTCCTTCAGCTCCACCGCTATGTTCAGAACGAGCTCTGGTACCTGAAAGCTGAAGGAGTATTTTTGCGATATCTTCGTCTCCATCGAGATGGTCTTTTAATGATTTGGTGGGACCGAGGTCCTCTGCCTCTGTCATGCACTCTTTTTTGTATGATGTCAATAGCGCGTCAAGAGCTGCCCTGAGCTCTTCGCTAATATTGACCAGTGTGATCGCAGCAGCAACACTCTCGGTGGGCCGAAGTTTTCCAGAATTCATCGCCCCACCATCTTGTTCATAATTTACACTTTTAGTTGAGCGTATACGTCTATTATTTCTTCTCGTTGAACGCCTATTTGAGCGTCTAGTAGAGCGTCTAGTAGGGCGTCTAGCAGAGCGTCTAGTAGAGAGTCTAGTTGAGCGTCTAGTAGAGCGTCTTGTTGAGCGTCTTGTTGAACGTCTAGTAGAGCGTCTAGCAGAGCGTCTGGCTACACGTGTTGAACGCCTACGCGAATTACGTCTAGTAACTTTTCTGGCCATTATTTATACTTATATACAATATTTTATTTTTACTTAATAATTATCTACGAGCCGATCTACGGGCTGATCTACGAGCTGTTCTACGGGCTGTTCTACGGGCTGATCTACGGGCTGTTCTACGGGCTGATCTACGGGCTGATCTACGGGCTGATCTACGAGCTGATCTTCTCTTTGCTCCACCCTGTTGATCTTCTAAAGAATTATTAGGTCTAGAATCTCTCCCCCTAATTTGATCACTAATACTATCGGCATAATCCCGCCAACCTTGATATAAACCAGGAGAACTCTGATTAGGATCAATAACAGGAACCATCATGATTAGTCTGTGTGCTGCCTGAGCACCTACACTTCTTACTAATCTTTCAGCGAGTCTCATACCATCTGAAGCCATATCAGACGCTGCTCCAGATAATACTTCTGCTCCTACTCTAGCTCTTTGAGCTGCTATACCCATATTAGAACCAATACTATCCACTGCTGCTCTAACTGGTTCAAGTCTAGCAGCTATATCTCTTTGATTTTGTCTTCTCCTTTCTTCTCTCATTCTTTCATCTATTTCTCTCCTTTGAGTTTCTAACCTTTCCAATAATCTTTCAGTCCTTTCTCTTTCTTGAATATTAGCATCATCACGTGTTAAAGGGCCAATTGGCAAAGGACCGGGTTCTTGTGGTTGAAAACGTTGTAAAGAAGGAGGTGTAGAACCTCTCCAAGCATTTGGATTTTGAGTCAATCTATCTTCCATTCTCAACATTTCTTCTACAGATTGTAGTTGAGCGATAGCAGCTCTGTTTTCTCTTTCAGCTGCTTCAATTAAGTTTTCTCTTCCCATTCTCTCTGTTAATGATTCAGTTTTGATACGCTTTGGTCCTTCGGGGACTCTATCTTGTTCTTCAGATCTTGTTCTCTTCGGTGGCATTGTTTATAATATTATCAATATTTTTTATGCCGAGCATGATACACATGGTTTTTCTGGTTCAATCGTAAATTGAAGTGCTTTTGAGCTTGGTCGTGTTCTAAGATAATACATTCCTGTTTTGAGACCTCTTTCCCAACCATAAAAATGCATTGATGAAAGTCTCTTAAAATTAGGTGATTCTACAAAAAGGTTAAGACTTTGAGATTGACAGATAAATGCTCCTCTATCAGCAGCCATATCAAGAATATGACGTTGCTTTACTTCCCAAGCTGTTTTATATCTTTCCCTAATAGAAGATGGAATTTCTTTAATATTTTGAACGGATCCATCATTAAGAATAATTTTATCTTTCATTTCTTCACTCCACTTACCAACTTCAATAAGATCCTTTACAAGATATTCATTAATAACCATAAATTCTCCAGCAAGAACACGTCTTGAATAAATATTTGAGATGACTGGTTCAATACATTCAAAGTTTCCTAGAATTTGAGATGTAGAAGCTGTTGGCATAGGAGCTACAAGTAAGCTGTTCCTTACCCCATATTTCTTGATATCTGAACGCAATGTATCCCAATCGTGAAGAGAATTATCAACTGGAACACCCCAAAGATCATGTTGTAAAAATCCGTTGTAAAGGGGTGATCCAATATATGTAGAATATGTTCCTAGAAATTCATCTCTTTCAATTTCACTATCAATTGGTTTTAGTTCATCATTAAGCTTTCTTAAGATATCATCAGAAACAAAATCGTCTTCATTTGGAGCAAATGACCTTATTCCAGATTTAAATACCTTTATCTTTTCTTCTCTATCTCTCGCAATTTCCATCGATGCTTGAAGAGATCCATAGTAAATACTTTCAAAGATTTTACGATTAATTTCTTTAGATTCTTCAGAACCAAATTCAGTTTTCATTTCATAAAAAACATTCGCAAGACCTTGAACTCCAAGACCAATAGGTCTATGTCTACGATTAGACCTTTCCGTTTCAGGAATTGGATAAAAATTATAATCAATAATCTTGTTCAAGTTATAAGTTAGTTTCTTAGATAATTCTTTTAGCTTTTGATAATCAAAAGAAGGCTTTGACCACTGAACAAGTTCTGTATATCCACCAATATGATCATTACCATTTACATATATCTGTGGAAATGTTATACCATGTAGGTCATCAGTTATAAGTGTATATTGAGATTTATCTTTTGTAATATAACTGATGCCATTTTTTTCACAAAGTCTCTTAGCAGCATCACAATACATACAACCTTCTTTTGTATATATTGTTAGAACTATATCTGAAAAATCTTGAGGAACAACACAGCTTGGGAGTGAAATAGATGCTAGATTACAAACAGCTGTTTCTTCATCGTTCGAATACTCAATAATCTCAGTGCAAAGATTTGAAGATTTGATTGTGCCAAGATTATTTTGATTTGATTTCCTATTACAAGCATCTTTGTAAAGTAAATAAGGTGTTCCAGTTTCAATCTGCGATGTTAAGATTGAAAACCAAAGGTCTTGAGCATTCATTTGCTTTCTAAACTTACCTTCTGACTCATACTTTGTGTAAAGCTCTTCAAATTCATCACCATAGCAATCACTCAATCCAGGTGATTCATGTGGACACATTAGTGACCAAACACCATTTTCTTTTACTCTCTTCATAAAGAGATCAGGGATCCATAGACCATAAAATAAGTCTCTTGCTCTTTCATGTTCATTACCATGATTTTTCTTGAGCTCAAGGAAATCTTCAATATCTGCATGCCATGGTTCAAGATAAATAGCGAAAGAACCATTGCGTTTTCCACCACCTTGATCTATATAACGGGCTGTATCGTTGAATACTCGCAACATAGGAACAATACCATTTGAATAACCATTGGTCCCCTTGATAAATGAACTGTTTGAACGAATGTTGTGAATATGAAGACCAATACCACCCGAATACTTTGAAATAAGAGCACAATCTTTTAGAGTATCATAAATCCCCTTTACAGAATCTTCTTTCATAGCCAAAAGAAAGCAAGAGGCTAGTTGTTCGCGATTAGTCCCAGCATTAAAAAGTGTTGGTGTAGCATGAATAAAATCTTTATTTGAGATGTGTCTATACGTTTCATATGCTTTTTCAAGGTTATCTCTGTGAATACATAGGGCTACCCTCATAAAAAGATGTTGTGGTCTTTCAACAATAACACCATCAACCTTTAAAAGATAACTCTTTTGAAGTGTTTTAAAACCAAAAAAATCAATATTGTAATCATTCATTTCTTCAATCTGACTATCAATTTCTTCTCCATAAGAAACTACGAGGTCATAAAGGTAATCTTTAATAATATTATTCTCGTGAAGAATTTCAGCGACTTCAGAAAACTTTGAAGGTGTGCTCTTAATATGGTTAGATACAACAAGTCTACTCGCAAGAACCGCATAATCAGGGTTCTTTGAATAAAGTGATATAGCTGTTTCAGAAGCTAGTTCATCTAGTTTACTAGTCTTAACTCTATCATGGATCTCAGTACAGACCCTTTGAGCAATCAAAACTGGATCTATATCTATTTTTTCTTCAAATTCTTCTCCTGAACAAAGGAGCTTAATACGATTGAGGATTTTGTCGAGAGAAACTTCTTCTGTGGAACCATTCCTTTTTTCGACGAGCATTTTAGATATTATATTATAATGAGGTGATTTTAAGTATTTTATATGTCCATTTATACTATATGTTTTTACTAATATTTTTATTAATCGTCATATTTGTATGTATATATTTCAAAAATAAAAATAAAATACCAAATATCGTTCACTTTATTTTTGGTCTCAAACCTCAAAATGAAGAATTTTGTTTTGTTTATTATCTTTCAGTTCTAAGCGCTTACATAGTAAACAATCCAGAAAAAATATATTTTTACTATCATTACGAACCATATGGAAAATGGTGGGAAAGATTAAAACAAAAAATACCAGTATTAAAATTAGAAAAGATATTATTACCAACACATATAGGTAAAAAGGAGATAAAACATTTCGCACATAAAGCTGATTGGGTTAGAATGAATAAGTTATATGAAAGAGGTGGAATTTATATGGATATAGATACGATAACATATAAATCTTATAAAGATCTTTTAAAATATAATACAGTTTTAGGCTATGAAATATATCATGAAAAATCTATATGTAATGCTTTTATGATGACTATCCCTCAAAGTGATTTCTTTTCTTTATGGTTAAAAAATTATGAAAAATATTTCAATCCTGATGGTTGGGGAGAAGCATCTATTCGTCTACCAGGAAAAATAAATGAAAAAATTCCATGGTATGCGAAAGTATTCCCTCCTGAATATTTCTTTAGACCTTACGCAAAAGAAGGAGAAAAAATATTTCGTGATAATACAGTAATAAATGATAATTTAGTTACTCTCCACTTGTGGGAATCATATACAAAACAATACATAGATAATATAAAAGATTATGGATGGATTGAAGATAATAAAGATACACTCTATAGTAAAATTGTTATAGCTAATATTTCTAAAGATGATATTTAAAAAGATATCATTCTCAATTATAATGAATGATAATCTAAGTGAAGATATTATTGATTCTTTTAAAAAGAAATCATTTCTAAAAGAATGGTTGGAATATAAATACAAAGAAAAATCATTGGCCCTTTATGGTTTACCTGGAACAGGAAAATCTACAATAGCAGATTACATACTAAAAGACTGGGTTAGAGTTTATGTAAAGAGTGATTTTTGTAAATCTACTCATAGTTTTGAAGAATATCTTGAAGATACTCTATATAAGAAAAGTATAACTATGATGTTTAATGATAAAATTTATAAATCATTAATAATAGATGATATTTATTTCATACAAATAAATGATAAAAAATTATTTAAATCAATCTGTGATTTTTCTAAGAAAAAAGAAAAAAACAATCCTATCATTTACATATTTAATAATATCAATAAAAATGTAAAGTCTATTATAAGTAAATGTTTCCCTTTCAAAATAGAATATGATGTAAGGGATCTTATCTTTTTCACAAAGAAATATTTCTTACAAAATATTGATATACGTGAGATAGAAGATTTAGTAATCAAATCGAATAAAAATTTGCACAATATTAAAGTTAATATAGATTTTTATAAAGATAAGTTCTCAAATATACATACTTATGATAATATAAATGATGAACTTTCAGAACATATCAAAAATATAGTAAAATTGTCATCAATTGATGAAATATATAATAACTCCTACAGTGATTATATGGTTATAGGTATGAATCTTCTTGATAGCATTGATAACTTTTTAAAAAAGAAAACTATCTCAAAAAAAGATAAATTAAAAATAGTTTCACAAGTTTATGAAAACAATACAATTGCTGATAATATCTATAGAAATCTAAATGAAACAAATGATTGGAATTTAATCAATCATATTTTAACATTTAACACACTTTCTACAATATACATAATAAAAAAAAACAATCTTGTAATAGAGAATGTACCATATACAAAATATATTAGTAAGAGTATCATATTCATACATAAAAACAAAGTTTTAGATACAAAAATAGAAAATGTAGAGTTTCTTTACATACTTATAGAAAAATATTTAGATAATAATGAAAAGAGTTTATTTAATGATATAAAAAAATACATAAATTATTTTAATATTAATCTACATGTAGCCGAAGTATTTCTTAAATATTTTAAAAACTATAATAAAGATAAAATTAAAATATTTTATTAAAATATAATGTTTAAAAGAAAGAAGTCTAAATCTGTTTCTGTAAGTGAACAAATTGTAAAAGAAAAACTAACTATTACATTAGACAATAGTAAAATGAAATCTAAAAAATACGGACCACTACAAATCTATACAAATTATAAATTAAACAACAATTTTTTATTAGCTGATGTAGAAAGCAAAATAGGAGATACAGTAGAAGCTTTACTATTACCAGATGATAAGAATAATTATTTAGACCATAAAGAATTTTTAGAAGAAACAATATCGGATTACTTTAAAAATATCAAAAAAACTGATAGTGATTTAAATATGATAATAAAAATTTTTGAAACTAATATGAAAAGTATAAATGATTTAAAAGATAACCAAAATTTTCCATCAAGTGAAATAAAAAAATTATGCAAAGAAATATTTTCTGTAAAGAGTGCCGAAAATGATATATTTATTAATCATGAAAACTATACGAGTATAAATGGCGTTGAATCTTCTAAAAAACAAAGAGAAGATTTAGGTATTGATTCCTCAAAACTTTTAAATGGAGAACTACCATCTAATTTCGATAGTAATATAGAGATGTATAAGACATACATATTAGATTATCTGAAATTTATGTATATAATACAAAAAAATGTTTATGATCAATACATTTATTATATTATGAAAATAGTAGAAATACATCAACAAATTGAAAATATTAAGCCGTTTGTATGGGAAGAGAAATACTTGGCCAGTGAATTAACAAAAATATATAGTTCTGAAATACTTGAAAAATTAAAAAAATATAGAGTAATAGAAGGTGATGAAAAAGAAACCATTAAAAACGAAATAATTTTATGCATAGATTCACTAAACCAAGAAATAAGTAAAAATTTAAGTTATGTTAGCAATGATGATATATTTAATAGAATAAGAGATAATTTAGAGAGTATAAGAGAGGGCTTAGATTCTGGAAATCTAAGTGATGATGATTATGTAATTCAACTGGTTGAGCAACAATCACAACCATCGCAACAATCACAACCATCGCAACAACCACAACCACAAACACAAACACAACCACAACCACAACCACAAACACAAACACAACCACAACCACAATCGCAATCTTCTGGACAGGGTCTAGCAACTGAAGTGGTTGGAGCTGCAGCTAAAGGCTTTGCCGCAGAAAGCTTCTTTAGAACGGCGTTTGACACTGGTGGAGGAGGATCAACACGCCCAAGAAAGAGAACACCTGTTAAACGAAGATAATTTATTCTTTTGATTTTTTATAATCTTCAAAATCTTTTTTTGTTAATTCATAACCCCAATGTAATAACACCTGCCTGATTACAGGACTAACTGTAGGGTCATCATATTTTTTACCCTTTTTAATAATCTCGTTCATTAATCTTCTTCTAAATCTACCATTTGGTCCAGCTAATTTTGCCCAACGATCTATTTGTCTTTCATCATCATACATTCTCCTTCCTCTATAAAATCTACAATACCACTGGAACCACCCATATGGATCCTCTTTTACAATCCAATTACTTTTTTCCCATGATTCTAAAGAAGATCCACATTTAACACCATATTTATTTACTTTTTTATCATATTTTTCTGAAATTACTTTTTTATCAATATCTAGTCCTTTAAACCAAGTATTCGGATATTCTGAAATAACATTTTTACTATTATATTTTTTGTCTGTTACAGATGAATAAATTGGTCTAAAATATGTTCCTCCAAAAGCCCCTTTCTTAAAGACATCTTTAGGAGTAACATTAGGTTTAAAATCAGGATAATCTTTGAATGAACGCATATTATACTATAATTGAATATAATATTAAAATATGAACACGGTTAAAATATTGTATATTAATATAATGAAGACAAGAAGGAGGGATTCACGTCTAAGAAAAGATACAACACGTAGAAGGGATACTCGTAGGAGAAAAAATACTCGTAGGAGAAAGGAAACGCGGAGGAGAAAGGGAACAAAAAAGAAATTAAGTAAATGTCCAGCTATTAAAAAAAGCGGGGAAAATGAAAAAACTTTAAAAGACAGTGATAAGATTAAAGATAAAGATGTAAATGTATTTGTTATAAACTTAAAAAAACATAGCGACCGCTGGAAGAAATATAAAGGTAATCCAAACTACAAAAGATTTCCTGCTGTTGTAGGTGCCGATTTACAATCAGATAATGAGTTTTTAAAAGGTAAATTAGTTATGATGTGGAATGCTAGTGATAAGCAACGTAGAAATGTTGTTGGTTGTTATTTATCTCATTTAAATCTTCTCAAAAAAATAGTAAGGCAAAAATTAAATAAAACAATTGTCTTAGAGGATGATTGTCAAATTGATACAAAAGAACTTAATAAAATTAATCTAAACAAATTACCACAAGATAAAATGATATATTTTGGAGGAACACTACGTTCAATGACTTTTAAAACAAAAGGTTGGGATTTAAATAAAACCAGGAAATCATTAAATTGTGATAACAAAAAATCTACATTAAATACTATCGTTCCAGGTAAATTCAAAATCGGTGGAGCACATTGTTATTATTACCCTACGTGGAAAAGCGCTGAAAATATTGTTAAATACTTAGAGTCTAAAGAAAGAGTTAGGGCAATTGATTCTGAATTCGCAATTATTCAGAAAGATAGACCAGATTTATTAGACAGTTTTATGTATCCTGCTTTAGGTTATCTTGTTTTAGAACAAGCTCAAAAAGGTTTCAGTGGACAATATGGTTTCGATAGGAATATGAAATACTATTAATTCATCAAAATAACTCGTATATTAAGTATAATTGTTAAAAGTAATATTAAAACTACAACAATAACACAACAAGATATCTTTATGAAATAAGGATATAATTCTTTTATAACTTCTTTTATAACTGGATTTATGATTTCATCTTTCAGTATAGTCATATTTTTTTCTTTTTTTATTTCTTCTTTCGTTTCGTTTAAAAAATTATAAATGATCTGATTAAACGCCATTTATATACATAAACATTCTAATTCTTTTAAAATAACATATCTCAACCATTTAAACATAAATTTGATATATTTGAGTAAAAGAATACAAAACCTAATACGAGATGGGTATTAAAGGACTGACAAAAACGATTACTAAGTATTCTCCGGAATCTATTACCAATGAAAACCTATATAAATTATCAGGGAAAAGAGTAGCTGTGGATGCCAGCTTAATCCTCTATCAACAACTTTTGAAGTCGCCAGGAGGAAAGGTTTTCAAAAACTCAAAAGGTAAGATTACTTCTCATATAACAGGAGTGTTTTATAAGATCATGAATTACATTTCTCTGAATATTGAGATGATCTTCATCTTTGATGGTAAGCCGCCAGACAACAAACAAGATTGTATTAATCAGCGTAAAGAGAAATCAAAGAAGGCAAAAGAAGCCTCTTTAAAAACAACTTCTTCAGAAGAAAAACAAAAGTTAGAAAAGTCAGCACTTCGTTTAACTTCTGAAATGGTTGATGAAATTAAAAGATTGTTGGAACTCATGGGTATTTCATATATTCACCCAAATATAGGAGAAGGGGAAGCTTACGCGAGTGAACTTTGTAGAATGGGTTATGTAGACTATGTTTTAACAGAAGATATGGATACAATGGCTTATGGATGTCCTAAATTAGTAAGGAACTGTATTGATAAAAGTTTAAAAAGAAAAGATATTGTTTCTATCTTTGATTACAATAAACTTATAAATGATATAGAAATCACACACGAACAATTCTTAGATTTCTGTATCTTGTGTGGATGTGACTATTGCCCTGTTGTCCCTAAAGTTGGGAATGTAACTGCTATGAAATTGATTAAAACACATGGTTCAATTGAGAAAATTATTGAAAATACAAAGACAAAGTATGATTATCCATATGATTACATAACTATGTTTAATGATGCTAAAAAGAATTTTAAGATATTTATAGATAATATCAAAGAAGAAGAAATAGATATCAAAAAGAGTGTCAGAAATATAGAAGGACTAAGTAGCTTCTTGATTGAAGAAGTTGAGATGAATGAAAAACGTGTTCAAAATTCTTTAAAAAAATTCCATAATAATTATAATGGAGCAGAATCAAAATGACAGTCAAGAAATATGTGCCATATGTTTATCTGGGATAGAAGATAAACCAAAATATACATTAGAATGTAATCATAACTTTCATACCGAGTGTATTGTAAAATGGTTCCGCGAATCAAATGGTAATTGTCCATGTTGTTGGGATAATAAAAAGAAAAAATATTTTGGTTATGGTGTATGGGAAAGACCATACATAAATTCAAGGTGTAAAAATTTAGAAAAATATTCTAAAAAAATAAATGATGATAAGTTACAAAAAAAAGTATGTCGTTTAAAAGAAAAAGTTCAAGAATATGATGCTTTTATACAAGAAAGAAAAACACTAAAAAAAACAGAAGAATATGTTACTTTAATGAAAATGATTAATGACCTTGATAAAAAAATATACAATAAAGATAGAACTATAATGAATATGAAGATAAACTTAATATCTGATTACCCTGTGGTTAGAACGAATTAAATTTTGATCATCTTTTGCTCCATCTTTGGGTTGTTTTTTTCTAAATGTGTCTTCATCTCTGCTTTTACATCGTATGTACAATTATGTGAATGTCTGTTCATATGCGCAGGGCAAAAGTAATGTCCACAATTACATGTAATCTGTTGATGTAACATTAAACGTTTCTTACATTGAAAACAAGTAATCTTCTTTTTCTTTTTGGGGACAACATTTTGTTCAACTTTTTTTTCACCTTCGTGTAGATTTTCTTTCTCCATCTTTTTTTTAAAAAGAAGAATTATTTTTTTCAAATTTAATGAAATGTAAAACCATGTCCTTTAAAAGTGTATCCTCCCCCTCTTAATACGATATTATCTTGAACATCTACACTAGATCCTCCATTTAATAATTTCTTAAATCGTGTTAATTCATCTGTAGTCCCACCACCTTTTTGTTTTTCATCATCAGAATCGCTATCAGAATCGCTATCAGAAACGCTATCAGAATCTCTATCAGAATCGCTGTCTTTTTTAGATTTTTTACCATTTTTATCTTTTACTATACTCTTTCCATTCCATATTCCTATCTTTTCTCCATCTTGTCTTAGTTCACCAGTAGAGATGTCGTGCTCATATATTTCTACATCACCATCTTTTACATAGACAAGTGTTTCTTCATTCATCTCATCTTTACCAACTTTAAACATTTCTTCTTCATCCTCTTCATCTTCATCCTCATCCTCTGGTTCTTCATCATCTGGTTCTTCTTCCCCTGGTTCTTCTTCCCCTGGTTCTTCTTCCTCTGGTCCTTCTTCTTTTTTATCTTCTGAATCATCTTTATCTTCATCATATTCGTCCATCCATCCCGATGATTTACTATTATATTCAATTAAATTTGTAAAACCTTCTTCTAATAATTTCATTTTTAATTTACGTGAAATTGTATCTTCTCCATATTTTACAGAATAAATTACTAGGGGAACTTTCTTATTCTTTTTTATATCTTTTAACTCTTCTCTTTCTTCTACTTCTTTACCTATTTGTTTTAACAATTTATCAAAATTTTTCTTTTTATCAATATCACCTTCTAAACGTAATGCCCCAGGTATCTCATAAACATCTTTACTATTTACTATTTTAGGACTCATACAATTAATTATTAAGTGATCTTTTGATTCAAGCATTTCTTCTAAGTTTTCCAAAGTTACACGACAATGGACTTCAATTGTTTCTACTTTTTCTACTGACCATAACTTTTTATCATTTAAATGAATAAAATGTAAATGTGGGGCATATATTGTTCCACCTACATTGTAGGGTTGTGGACAATTTAAAACAAACTTAGCTAACCCATTTTTATCTGTTTTTATTAATCCTTTATTATCTAATTTTTCATAAGCTTCTTCAGCACTCTTAACTTCCGAAAAATCAGCAACTGAATCAGATGCCCAATAAAAAATCCATTTATTATTGTAATTAATATTTTGTTTTAATACAATTTGACTCCCATTTGATGGTGGTGTTTTTTCTTTCCATTTATCAAAATTTATTTTTGGATTATAGTCTTTCTTACAAACAATTACTGTTGGAACTGCTAAATAAGGTGAAAAAGCATTTTTACTCTTCTTATACCATTCGGGTATAGTGTCTTCGGTTTCAATTACAGCTTTACTACTCTTTTTACAGGTATAACACGGGGCTTTTTTAGTCATTATTTAATATCATATATTATTTTTTCATTTAATCTACGAAAAGATACTTTTCCAAGCATCTCCCAAATGTGGTTTTAATATCTTCTTAGAATTTTTAACAATTTTCTTATACTCCACATCAATTCCTCTATTTATAATATCTGAAATTTCTTTACCTACATCTTCAGTTTCGCCAACAACATAACAGTTATAACCACCCTTAAATGTATCTCCCTTATTTACCCATTCCTTATGAATAATAAGGGCACAATCATGGTAAATCGCCTCTAAAAATGTATATTGTGTCCCTCCTCCATCCCCCACAATAATAGACATATCCACCACAAAAGCACAATTATCTAAGAGATCTTTATCATCATATTTCATAGGGAGATTTTTAGGATACTTCCCTTTCCAATATTTTTCAAATTCCATATTCTGTAATTTGTGATGAACATAAAGTCTGTTTTCTGCTCCAAAAAGATATATTTTTTTTTCATCATCAAGTCTTTTATTTGCTGAAAGTATTAAATTTATGTTCTTATCAAAATCAATACGCGAAATACAGGTTGAATAATAATCACATTTTTCAGAGGATTTATCTTTCGTATATCCATAAAAAGGATGTGGTAAAAATACACTTTCTTTATTATATGTGTCTTTAAGAAATTCTTGAACGCTTTTACGTATTGTTATTACTTCAAAATTTTCTAACAATTCCCTTAATTTATTTTCTTTTCCTTTTAATTCTGTTGGATCATGAATTACTATTTTAGTTCCTTTAGGAAATAGTTCTAAATATTTCCAATAATGTTTATCAACTGCTGTTATCAAAATGTTTTCTTTTTGGATTAATTCATCTATTCTCAAATTCTGATATTTTACACCATAACCATAATCTCTTTTATTAGGTTCTGTCCTTTTACCTATCTTGTAAAGGTCTGTAGAACATTTTAATGATAAATGTGCCGTAAATGTTACCCATCCTCCATATATCGGTTTTGCCATATATACAAGATTCATGATAGTTTATTAATTTATTACAAAATTTATCTTTTAAAAAAACGAGGTTACAACAATTTTTTTTATATTTTTATCATCTACTCCACCACCTTTTTTAGGGTCTTCATTTTTTTCTTTTTCTTCTTTTGGCTTTTCAACTTTGACTGGTTCTTCATCATCTTCTTTTTCTTCTTTTGGCTTTTCAACTTTGACTGGTTCTTCATCATCTTCTTTTGGATTTTCAACTTTGACTGGTTCTTCATCATCTTCTTTTGGATTTTCAACTTTCACAGGTTCTTCATCATCCTCTTCTTCTTTTTTCTCCTTTTCTTCCTCGTCACCGATATCTTCTTTTTTCTCCTTTTCTTCCTCTTCTTCTTTTTCCTCATCTTCTTTTTCCTCTTCTTTTTTCTTTTCATCATATATATCTGAATCATCTACTTTTAGATCGGGTAATTCTATATCATCTAAATCAGTCAAATCTAATACTTGAGGTATTCCCTTCTTTTTAGGTTTTTTCTTTGGTCCAGTTGTTACTTTTTTTATTTCTTCTACTTTCTTTTCTTGTTTTTTTATAAAGTCTCCAGTTAATGATGTATAAATAGTGTTTTTAGGAATTAGTGTCGCGCTATTTTCATATTGGCGTCGTCTTTTATTCATTAATATTGCTTTTTGTAGACTATAACTATTTAGAATCATATTCCTTATTATATATAGTATATTTATATTTTAAATGTCTAAAGCTAAACCTAAGAATGTTTTAAAGCAATATGATGATGAAAGTAAAATAGAAGTTGGTCTTGATGAAGCAGGTCGTGGTTGTCTTTTTGGTCCTGTTTGTATTGCAGGTGTTATATGGTGTAAAGAAGATCCAGAAGATGGAATGGAAGTTAAAGATTCAAAAAAGTGTTCTGAGAAATATAGAAACCGATGTTACGATTATATAACCAAAACAGCACAACAATACTCTATCAAAATTATCGAACATGAAGAAATAGATGAAAAAAATATCCTTCAGTGTTCAATTGAAGGAATGCACTTATGTTTAGATGAAATTACAGAACGTCAAAAAATAGACATGATTCTTGTAGATGGAAATCATTTTAAACATTACTATTCTTCTCACATGGATGAATTTGTTGAACATAAATGTGTTATTAAAGGGGATAATACATATAAAAGTATTGCTGCTGCAAGTATTTTAGCTAAAACATATCGCGACAACTACATACTAAATTTAGTCAAGGAACATCCTGAATTAGAAAAATATGGAATACATAAAAATAAAGGTTATGGAACAAAAGAACATATGGAAGCGATAAAACAATATGGTGTTACAAAATGGCACAGAAAATCTTTTGCTCCATGTAAATCAGATTAATCAAAAGAAATAACTACCTTTTCAGAATCTCTATTTGTTTTCATATCAATTTGTAAAGGTATCACTTGATAAAATAATATTTTCGTACCATTTACATATTTTTCTTTTGACATTAATGTATGATTTTGTATTTTTAAGAATTGTCTTAAAATAGTTATACATTTCTTTTCATTTAAATCTATAAGATATTTTTTAGCCTTACAAGGAATATAATATCTTAATAATTCATCATACATTTCATTCATACTTTCAACTGTACTTAAATCAGACAAATTTTCCCTCGTAAAAGAATGATTGTCATCTAATCCTTTAATACCGAAGTTTTCTAAGATCTTTTCGGTTATTTCAATGTTTGGGGAAACTTTAAAAAGCTGATTTTTTTGATTCTTCATATTTTATAATTTATTTTAATTTTTGTAAAAAATCTTAAATTTGATGTATTCACTAATATATCTTAAAAATGTGGACAACCTGTTATAATTGTAATGGAATGGGTATTGAACCTAATAAAAAAGATAGTGATATTTTACATCAAAAGGAAAATGAGGAAATATATTGTCATATGTGTCACCAATACAGACTTACAACAGAAGATTACAATTTCTATGGTCAAATATGGATTGAAGATGATTATGAAGTCACAACACCACCTTCTTCACCCCGAACAATAAATGAATAATTGTAATTTAAAAATAAAAAAATACATATATATATAAATGTCTTCTGATAAAAGATTGATAAATCCATGGAATGTCATTGATACATTCTTTAGGGATACAAGTTACTACAAATCACAACATCAAATTGATTCTTTTGATGAATTTATCTTTTCAGAAGAAAATGGTATTAGAAATATAATCAAAAGAGAAAATCCTTTCATAATTTATAAAGGACAAGACCCAGTAACAGGGAAGTTCGATTATGAAATTAAAATCTATTTTGGTGAAACACTTGATGAAAATGGTGATATTGTAGATGGGAAAGAAAATATTTTTGTTTCTTCACCCGCTATGTATGATGGGGATGTATTAAAAGAAATGTTTCCAAATGATGCTAGAATCAGAAATTTAACCTATAAGAGTAACGTTTTTTGTAATATCGGTGTCCATTTTACCTTTCAAGGTAAAAGTGAAGGAACGCCTCCTAAAACACTCAACTTTGAAAAGGTAAATATTGGTTCAATACCAATTATGATACATTCTAAATCTTGTCTTTTACATAAATTAGACCCTATTAAACTTAGTGAATTTGGAGAATGTCCATATGATCAAGGAGGTTACTTTGTGATTAAAGGGAAAGAAAAAGTTATCCTTTCTCTTGAGAAAAAGGTAAACAATATTTTATACATAAATAAATCATCAGATGAAAACATAATTTTACAAGGAAATATTAAGTCAGTATCAAATGAAGGTTTTCAATCTTCAAGAACAAATAACATAAACTTTGTAATTAATAAACTACGTGAAAAAATTGAAGGAAATACTATCATAAGAAAAGAAAAAACGTTTAATGTCCGTATACTCGGTTTTGACGTTGAAGTTCCTCTTTTTATTCTTTTCAGAGCACTTGGCTTTGTTTCTGATAAACGTATCTTGTCTCTTATTATTTATGAAAATGACCCTGACAATCTAAAAAAGAAAATTATTGAATATATTCGTCCTTCAGTAAAAGCAGCACATCCAATTTTCACTCAAAAATCAGCATTCAAATTCTTATCTCTCAATACAAAAGGAAAAGAAAACTTTAATGTTATTGATTTGATCAATAATAACTTGTTTCCAAATTATGGTAATGATAATCTATCAAAAGGTTATTACTTAGGATATGTTGTAAGAAAGATATTGTTAACACACATTGGATTATATTCTGAAACAGATCGTGATTCATATTACAATAAACGTGTTGACCTTCCTGGTTCATTACTTGTAGAACTTTACCGTGAGTTATGGGGTAATTTTAAAAGAAATACATCACTTAGAATTGATAGTGAATATAAGCTAAACTATGAATCAATTGAGTCTACCGATATAACAAACATAATCAATGAATTTAATGTCTCTAAGATTTTTGATAATAAGATAATGGATTCTATCAACAAGTCTTTTGGTGCTAGATTTGGAACAGGAATTTCATCTCGCCAAGGAATTGTTCAAGATTTGAATAGAAATGCTATGTTGGGAACACTCTCACATATTCGTCGTCTTTCTACACCATTACCATCCGGTTCTAAAACTATTGGTCCTAGAAAATTACATAATTCTCAATGGGGATTTGTATGTCCAACAGAATCACCCGATGGTGGAAATGTAGGGATTATTAATCATCTTTCAATTATTGCGAGAGTTACAAACAATATTAGTGAAACTGGATTGTATGATGCTTTGGTAGATGGTGAACTAATCAAACTTGAGAATAGCAGTATATCCGATATTACAACATTTACAAATGTTTTCTTGAATGGTAAGATGGTTGGCTTTCACAAAAATCCATCATTACTCCAGAAATATATGAAATTACTAAAATTAAATAGTTTCATTAACATTACAACATCGATATCATGGAATATCAAAACAAATGAATTTCATGTTTTTACTGATTCAGGAAGAATTATTCGTCCTGTATTTTTATTAAAAACAGATGAAAATGGAGATAAATATAATGAACTCATTTCAGGCGACACATCCTACATTGAATCATGGAAGAAAGCAATCCACGGTTATCTATATGGTAAAGTTGATGATCTAGATTTTACAACCCCTACATATTTTAGTCAAGAATTATCAGTCCTCAAACAAAATAAAAATTTTATGGAAATTTTACAAGAGTCAGCTGGTGTCATTGAATATATTGATTCAACTGAATCTGAAAATGCCCTCATTGGTAGAGATATGAAATCTTTTACAAGAGAAAATACACATTGTGAAATACATTCTTCTCTTATGTTGAGTGCTGTTTCTCTTAATATTCCCTTCCCCGAACACAGTCAATATCCAAGAAATGCTTTCTCATGTCAACAAACAAAACACGCAGTAGGTGTTTACTCTTCTGCTTACAGCACACGTTTTGAAACATTTAGTCATATATTAAACTATCCTCAGAGACCTATTGTAACTACTCGTTACAAGAAATATACAGATGTTGATAAACTCCCATATGGTATTAATGCGATTGTAGCTATTGCGTCTTATACTGGTTACAATCAAGAAGATTCTGTAATGTTAAATAAATCTTCTGTTGATCGCGGTATGTTTAAGTCTCTATACTACAGAAGCTATGAAGATAGTGAAAGTGATGAAAGAGGAAAGAAAGTTTATTTTTCAAATCCTTTAATGGAAAAGAATATTCATAAATTAAATCCTGGTAAATATTCAAATCTAGATGATCATGGTTTTGTAAAAGAAGAAACTTATGTTACAGATTCAGATATCTTATGTGCGAAATGTTTTAAAACAAATGCGGATGATGGAACTGAAATTACAAAAGTCGTGGGTAAAAAGGCTAACTTTGGAACCTCTGGTATTGTAGATAAAGTTGTTGTTGTTAAAAATAAAGAAGGTTTAAGAACATCAAAAATAAGAATAAGAAAAGAAAAAGTCCCTGGTATTGGTGATAAATTCGCATCAAGATGTGGACAAAAGGGTATGTGTGGTATGGTTTTAGAACAATGGGAAATGCCTTTTACTAAAGACGGCATTGTTCCAGATATTATCATTAATCCACACGCTATACCAACAAGAATGACTGTAAATCAGTTACTAGAAGTTATTCTTGGTAAATCAGCATGTATTGGTGGTTATCTCGGAGATGCTACACCTTTCCAAAACAATGATATAAGACAATTTTCAGAAGTTTTAGAAGGCTTCAATTACGAAAAACATGGTGAAGAAGTTATGTATTCGGGTATTAACGGCGAACAAATGAAATCTACAATATTTATAGGACCAACTTACTACCAAAGATTAAAGATTATGGTTGCCGATAAAATGCATAGCAGAGGAACAGGTCCCATGAACTATCTCACAAAACAACCCGCAGCTGGAAGAGCTAATAATGGTGGTTTGAGAATTGGTGAGATGGAAAGGGATAGTATATTATCTCATGGAATATCTAGTTTCCTTAATGAATCAGTTATGGAAAGATCTGATAAATACAAAGTTCAGATCGATAACAAAAATGGTATGATAACATATGATGAAAATATGGAAAGTAAAAGGACAGTAAAATTACCTCACGCAATGAAGTTACTCATACAAGAACTAGAATGTATGAGTGTTGGAGCAAGAATGGTTACAGAAGATTCTATCAATCGTGATATTTTCAATGAATTACACAAAAATATTTCTAAATATTCAATTGAAGAAGATTTCTTAGATGATGATATTGTTGAAGGAGAAGAATAAATTAAATACGAATAGGGAAGATGTAATCAAAACATTCTTCGGCATATTTATCATTTTCATCACATGTTGAGTAAACAGAAAGTATATGTATATTTTGTGGTTTATGTTTTATATTTGTAATTTTTCGATACTTATCATTTGAATAATATTCACATGATATACTCCCATAATATTTGATACGGATATTATCAATCACAACCTTTTCGTCACCTTCATAATGATATACATAGTTTTTTTCAAGGTCATAATCTATTAATTCAATCTCACCAACCATCTTATAAATATCCCTTGTTTTCATTCTCAAAACAATGTATTTTGCTTCTTCTGATACATCTTTACGATTTAAGATAGAATCATCAAATTCTAAAAACTTTTCAATATCATCTGATACTACAACATTCTTTATATTTACAACAGGTTCTATCAATTGAAGATATTTTTTCATCATATGTTCCAAACCTCTAACTTTCCTATGATTGTATACTTCGCGGTACATGATAAATCTTATATGAAAGAAGTCTTCAATGTTTGTCTTTACTTTATCAGAGTATTTAACCGTTCCATCTACAATTTTTGAATAGTTCATAATTCTCTGAAACTCAATACCATAATTCAATCCTGTCATATGTATATCTCTCATTAAGTAATCAAAACGATCTACATCAATACCATTCTTGTTTGACACAATCTGATACTTGTATCCTTCTTTTGTAGGGTTTATAACATCTATGATAAAGTTTACTTCTTCTACACTAAATCCTAGGTTGTATTTTGTGTTCATTCTTTTCAAGATAATACCCGAACGATATTCATGATGTTTTTCTTTTGGAACAATTTCATCAAACAAGTGACTATAAGGACCATGCCCTATATCATGAATGAGACCAGCAATTGAAATACATAATCGTTCTCTTTCTGTAAAATATTGACCATCTACATTCAAAATATCAACATATTGTTTCGCCAAATGATAAACGCCTATTGAATGTTCAAAACGTGTATGAACAGCACATGGAAATACAAGATAACAACAGCCTAGTTGTTTAATCTCTCTCAATCTTTGAAATTCAATTGTATCGATAATTTTCTTCGCAGTTTCACACAAACTGATGTTCCCATGAATGATGTCGTAAAGCATAGTAAATATGTTTTATTATCTTTTATTATTTATATCAAATTTTCAAATTTGATATAATGTGTTGCTTTAACCTAAAAACAAAAAGTTATAAATAAAACGGTAATGGATAAACTTAAACTTGTTAAAAAAGTCTTCAATAAAGGACAAGGGGAAGAATTCTTAAAAATACATAGACCAGAACTATTTGGAAAAACTCAACGTGCGAAAAAAATAAAATATCTTGGAGATGATATATGGACAGATATATCTAAAATTAATATTGAGCATATCAAATCTTATACTAGGGATTATAGCATTAATAATGAAGATGGAAAATATTATCATATAAATTGTAATCCTGAGTATCACAAGAATCTTATAAATCGATCAAAAATAGATAAGAAAGATAGTCCTTGTCATCCGGAGAATTTTTCGGAAAGTGTTGTGAAACCTTGTATTAGAACCTTTATTAAAAAAAAAATGAATCCGGATGATATAGAAACATATATTAAGAATCAGTTGGTAGATAAATTAGTAAAACACGCCGCAGAAAGAATCAATCAACAAGTTAAAGCTGATTGGAGTGAGTATCTTATACTTAAGCACTGCCCAGATGTATTCCCAACTCTAAAACATACGAAAGGTACAGATATGTATCTTGTAAAAGTAGATGGAGAAATTGAAGATTTAGACATAAAAACTACAAGGAGTATTTGGGAGATTGAAGATAAAAAAGAAGCTATAAAAAAATTATATGAAGGACAGGGGAAAGATCGTTTTTCCGATAATCCAAGATTATATATTTATCTTTCGGATAAAGAATTATGTGAATCAGAAAATATAGTAAAACAAATGAATGAAAAGTATGATATAGATTTTACATATGAAAAGAAAGATTATAAAGTAAATGGGTGTCGTTTAATTATAATTTAAACTAATTCCATAAGTTTATCATAATATTCTTTCGATACTTCACATCCCATAAATCTTCTTTTGGTATTTTTACTCGCTAATGCTGTCGTCCCACTCCCTAAAAATGTATCAAGAACTACATCCCCTTCTTCACTATGTTTTCTTATCAATTCTTCAAATAATGGTAGAGATTTTTGTGTTGGATGAAATCTTTTTTTTCCACCTTGAATCGGATATTGATAGATAGCATTATCATATGAACTATTAAATGTCGGTTTCCCACCCTTTACACCAAGTAATGCCATTTCTCTGCAATTAGTTAGATAATTTGTTTTTGAGTTCAGTGGTTGTGGATTTGTTTTAATCCACTCAATGAATCTTATTTGTTTGAATTTATGTTTTTCCATTAATTCTTTTAAGGGTGTAATTTTCCATAAATCAAAGAATATAATTATTGTCCCACCTTTCTTAAGTTTCTTGTAATATTCTCCTATGAAATTATCTAATATTTCCATTGTAAAATTGGTATCCCAATCACCATATTCAGTTTGAACACTATACTTTGAACCAAATATAGAACCATATTTCATAAAGTTTTGTTTCATTGTCTCTTCAGACATATTTTTTTTACCAATATATTTATCTTTTACTTTATCCCATTCTTCTTCAGTTTTTACATACTCTATTCCTTTTTCTTTATTTTCTTGTATTTGTTTATGTAGATTACCCATACCTGTCTCAGTTGATGTAATGTATGGTGGGTCTGTTAATACAAGGTCAATTGAATTATTATTAATTGTAGAAAGATAATCTAAACCATCTTTATTTTGAATATCCATTGTATTAGTTGTATTATTACTTTGATTACAAATCAAATTTTCAATTTTTAATTCTTTTAGTTTTTCTTGAACCTTTTCTTCAATAACTTTATTTTCAATCGGTTTGCAGGGTCTTTTTCTTTTTTGATGATTGGTAAAATGTCCTTTTTGAGAAAATACTTTCCCACATTTTTCACAAGTATATTCTTTAACCATTTAGTTATATTATATACTCTATTTATTTTTAAATATTTAACCAATTAGTTTAATATTTATTTCAAATTTATATTTAAGAATAATCCTCTTTTATTATTATTATAAGGAATATGGCTAAATTAACACTAGATAGTCACTTGATGTTTTACAAATATGTATGTTATTACACATACGAAAAATTTAAGGATAAGATTCCAGATTTTCAATATCTTTCACAAAGCACCATCAGACCATATCAGTATGTATCACGATGTGAACGTGACAATCCCGAATATAATATAAAGATGTGTAGTCCCAATGACGCATCATTTGATATAGAATTTGAAGATGAAACATTAAAGTTCACGCACAAAACCATATTTGATAAAGATGGTAATCCACAAAAAATTCTTATTCCGGGTCCTGGTTGTAACTCTGCTCCTGAAGAAACTATCATGAGAACAATATCTCTGGAAGGGAGTAACAATGATCTACTTATTAAATATGTTGATGTAGCAAAGGAATATTGTGAAGATAAAATAAATCTATCACAAAAATCAACCAGTAGTACAATTAAAGTGAATATGTGGAGAAAAGATTATTGGAATCTACTCTTTAA